GAACGCTGTTCAAGCTTGGATTAACCTCGCATCTTAAGGTAAATGTATGCCGATATGGCGACCAACAAATGACTGGCAGGACCAAGACGTTTTTATAATTGGTGGCGGTGATTCTTTAAGAAACTTTGATTGGGATCTTCTTAAAGATGAACGTACCATCGGTTGTAATGACGCGTACAGATTAGGGCACACTATTTGTAAACTTTGTATATTTGGGGATTCTTCTTGGTTTAAGAAAAATGAATCGGGATTACCTCAATACGCTAAAGAAGGCGGTGTAGTATTTACAAATCTTAGTAGGCTTTATCATACAAGAATTCCTTGGCTTTGGACGTTACAACGAAAACCGTTAGGTTTAAGTAAAACTAAACTCGCGTGGAATAAAAACACTGGAGCAACAGCAGTCAATTTAGCTATGATTCTTGGTGCACGACGAGTTTTTCTTCTCGGATTTGACATGCATCTTTCAAAAGACGGAAAATCAAATTGGCATAGTCAATCAAATAGGAGAGCGAATAAAGATGTATATGCAGGTTTCCTTGAAGGATTTATGCAGTTGAGTATTGCATTAAAAAGTGGAATTTTTAGTTGTGAAATAATCAATGTCACTGATAATAGTGCTTTAGACTTATTTCCAAAAATAGCATGTAATACATTTTGGAATGAAAGGAAAACCCATGTTGCTTAGTTTACTTATTCTCGCCCAGTCTATTGAAGGACCAGATGTACAAATTCAAGTTGGTATAACTGAGATAGCAGCAGTTGTTGGTGCCTTGCTTATTGTTGCAAGAGTCATTGTCAAATTCACTAAGAATAAAAAAGACGATGCAGCAATAGAAAAAATCACAGGCTGGTTCAAAGTTCTTAAAGTTATAACTGGGCTTGACCTTCGAAAAGGTATTGACAAATACGGCCCGAAGTAAACAGAAATGTCATTTGTGAAAGGAACAAAAAGATGATTAAGAAAACATTAATTGCAATCGCATTGGTTTGTCTGATGACAATCCGAGTGCACGCGGCTGGACCTACTGTTTCGTTTGTTACAGAACAGTTGACCAGTGTTGACAAAGGAAATTCACTTGGCGTTGAAGTGGGTTACTTTCTTGGCATAGATGACGGTGCCGGTTTAGAGCCTTATATTGGTACGGATTGGTGGCCTCGATGGGATGAAGAAGGTGATATGAATCCACCTTCGGTAATTGTATTGGGCGTAAGGAACCATTTTCAGGATATAATTGATTCTAACTCCGCTGTTCCATTTTTGCCCAGTGCATTATTGATGATTCTAAACGAAGACATTGAAATAAAGCCGTATGTAGGTTTTCGATTTTCAGCGAACCTGATTGACAAAGATGCAGGGTTAATGAGCATACCTGCTGGTGTTTTGATAAAAACGTCGCCAGATTCTAATGCAGCTTTACGTTTTGAAGCTCGATGGAACGATACCTTCGGAGAACTATCTGGGGTGCCTGATAATCGAGTAGACTTTTACATGGGTATTTGGATACCGTTTTAATCATGGGCAGTGTACAACAAAACCCGAAGCTAAGTACCGGTGAAAAAGTTGTAGATGCTATTGGTAAAGCGATAATCGCCGTCATATTTGTTCCGATAGCAAAAGTTTGGCGTTTATTCAAAAGGAAATAAAATGACTGTGAGAACGACATCCGCCGCAGTTGCATTAATCATTGACGTTGATGATGACATTAGCTTGACTCCATTTATTGAAGTTGCGAATGCGTTAGTCACAGAGTGCTGTAGCACTGATGACTATGATGCAACACGCTTGGAATTAATTGAGCGGTGGTTGTCGGCTCACGTTTATACTATTAGAGACATGCGGGCTTCAGAAGAAAGAGTCGGTACAGTATCCGAAAGAAAACAATCAATGGTTGGTTTAGGATTTGATACTTCGCACTACGGGCAGATGGCAATGCGATTAGACACTAAAGGTGGTTTAGCTGCGTTGAACGCACAGATGAAAAAAGGTACAGGTCAAGCAGTTCAAATTTCTTGGCTTGGCGATGATGATTATAATCCTTGAAAGGACACTTATGATTTTTTTAGTAGCTACAGAGGTTGTGAACACTGTGTCAAATGAACCTACGTCAATAACGTCGCTTGGTGTTCCAGCTATCTTTGTTTTACTCGTTCTTAGGGAAGTATTCGCGTATTCAAAAGGTAAAAAAGTTATAAATGGTTATCAAAAAGCTGCGACTTGTAATGAAATTGTAAAACGCTTTGACATGAGTTTTGCAGCTCAAGATCGCCGGTTTGATAAAGTAGATACACAACTCGACGAAGTAAAGACTTTAATTAAGACCGGTAGTAAATAAATGTCAATTATCACTCGAATGCTAAAACAAACCTGCGTTTATTGGGCGCCAAACGACGTGCCTTTTGACGACTACGGCCAACCGCAATACGCTAACGCAGTAGAACTCAAGTGTCGTTGGGAAGACGTCGCTGAAGAGTTTATTGGGCCCAGAGGTACAACTGAAATGTCACGGTCGATAGTTTATGTAGAGAGTGACGTCGAACCAGGCGGGGTTTTACTTTTAGGTGAAATAGAATCGAGTACAGATCAAATTACACCGAAAAACAACGCGGGCGCGTGGGAAATAAGAAAATTTGATAAGTTACCAAATCTTAAAGCGACTGAGTTTTTAAGGACGGCCTATTTATGAGAATGTTCGAATTAAAAGGTCTTCCTCAAGTGCTCAGTAGGTTAAAAGGCGTGACCACTGATATAAAAAATAACGCCGGTCACGGACTTAAAAAAGGAGGTTTATTTTTACAGCGTGAAAGTCAAAAAATTGTACCTGTTCAATTGGGCAATCTTAAAAATACAGCGTTCACTCGAAGTACGGGTTCTGGACTTCGAACGGATGTTACTGTTGGGTATACTGCTGAGTATGCAACGTATGTGCACGAAGATTTAGATAAAGCACATGGCAAAGAATTTAATGTTAAACACGCAGACGAAATTGTAAATGCAAGTAAAAAAGCAAGAACTGCCGCTGGCGGATTATTTAATCGTGGTGAAAATCAACAAGCAAAGTTTTTAGAAACGCCAGCACGAACTAAACGAACTGAAATGTTAGCAATTATTGCAGCTGAGATAAAATAAATTTTTAAGGAACAAGAAATGAAAAAAAGAAAAATTGGTGTTAAAGGATTTGCTCGTTTGCAAATCGTGGACAAGAAAACTCAAAAGATAGTTGGTGATTCTGGTTGGTTTGAAAACCAGATTACTAATTATGGTTTGAACAGTTGCATTGTTGCTGCACCAATAGGAGCAGCATCAGTTGTGGCGGCAGGGCTTATGCTTGGTAGTGGTACAAATCCTGCAAGTGATGCGGTGGCTTTGCCCTTGAGTAATACCGATTACTATTCGGCTTTTGCTCAGAGTTCCGTTATTGACAGTCTGACTGCGCGTATGTCGCAGAGCTTTGACGGTGCGGCAGGTGCTGCAACACTAGCCAATATTGGAGTATTTGCTGCCTCGACTGGTTCGTTACTGGCTGGTAAGAGTTTTGCTTCTTCGGCATTGGCTACTACCCAGTCTGTGAATTGTACTTATGAGTGGAGATATACAACGAGCTAAGAAGGGACGTTTTGACTGATGGCAAAAAGAATAAACAGGACTTTGTTCCAGAAGGCCAGTGGTATCAAACTCGATATAGGCTGTGGGCAATTTAAGCAGAAGGGATTTGTTGGATTAGACCAGTACAAGCAACCTGGTGTTGATATTGTCTGGGACATCCAGCAATTCCCGTGGCCTGTGCCTGATAACAGTTGCTTTCAAGTTCTGATGTCGCATACCTGGGAACACATAGAGCCGAAGTATAGGTTTGCGGTGATGGATGAGTTATGGCGAATTTGCAGGCATGATGGACAGTTGCTTTTAAGTTGTCCTTATGCCGGTAGTTATTTAGAAGCCGCTCATCCTGCCCACTATATGTGTCCCAATGAGGCAACGTTCCAATTCTTTGATCCTGATTTTCAGTTATGGCATAGTTGCAGTTACAAGAAGCCTTTGCCTTGGAAGATTGTCAGGAGCGTGTTTACTCTGAACGGTTGTATTGAGATGATACTGGAGCCTCGCAAGGACAAAAAAGGAAAGCCCGTTATTCCGGCCAAACTTCCTGAGCAGAGAAAAGATGATGCGGTTGAAATATCGCCGAAGAAAGGAAATAAATAATGTCAAGTGATGGAGCTAAGATAACTGATGCAGTCGCTGTCGAAATTACCGAAACCGTCAAAACCGCACCTGTCAAGTCAGGTGACAATGCTGGAAAAAACGAAGATAATAAAGAGCAGAGTGAGCGGGAATCCGAGGAATAGATTACTGATTGTCACCGCTACTTTGGGGCTTATTCGCATCGAGTGGGCAATGTCCAGATACGGTCAGCCTACACCTTGTAATTGGTCATCGAGTGGCCGTTCACTGGGTATAGGTTGCACTGTTCCTTTGCACTTTCTTGTTGCTGATGCTCAGAACTTCGGTTGTGAGGATGTAGTCAATCAAGGTTATGAATGGATGCTCTTGTGGGAAGATGATGTAATTGCTCCGCCCGATGCCTTCCTACAATTGAATCAGTATATGAAGAAAGGTGATGTTCCGGTTGTGAGTGGTCTGTATTATCTCAAGAGCAATTATACTGAGCCAATACTTTACAGGGGTTTGGGTACGGGTGCTTATGAAGATTTCAAAGTAGGCGATAAGGTCTGGGCTGATGGCGTGCCAACGGGATTTCTTTTGATTCACAATTCTATTATCAAGTTGATGTGGAATGAGAGTGAAGAATATACGACCGTTGGTGGCAGGAAGACGAGGAAAGTCTTTGAGACACCTGCCAAATGTTATTACGACCGAGATACAAATTCGTTTGCTACTGGTAGCGGCACTTCTGACTTGAACTGGTGCAACCGTGTTATCAAAGAGAATGTTTTGAAAAGAGCAGGTTGGCCGAAGATTGGCAGAAAGAAGTATCCATTCCTCTGCGATACGAACATTTTTTGTAAACATATAGATTTGAGTACGGGAAAGCAATATCCATAATGCTAATACTAAAAGATCTTGAAACAGAAATAGCAGCAAGTGCTGATTACAAGGAATTGAATCAGGCGGCGTGGGAAGCGAAGATTGAGTATCGGGATATTACTCATCGCTCGCAGAAGGATTTCGATTACCTGATTCCTATGTACGTTAAGAAGTTGAATGTTCTGCGTGAACGTTTAGTGGGCGATTGGGACTTCAATATCAAAGTGTCTGATGATGGACGGGTATTGAAATCCGATGCCGAGATTCTCGATGCCGTCAAGCAGAAGATGGATGACTGGCACAACACGAATCGGAAGGAGCAGAGGATACTCGACAAGCTGGCTGTGTGTTTGAAGGAAGTTGAGCTAAGAGATACCGGAAAGGTTGTTCGGACGGATTTGCATGACCAGGCCAATTATTACATTGACTTTGATGCCGGGAACGATGGCGATACTGGAGCAGATATTGCTCA